GTTCAATAATCTTGTTCTTAAAATTACAGGTAAAAATAAACCTACAATTCTTTTGGAACTCCTCTATAGATGCACGCAGTAATAACTGGACATCATGTGTTGTATTGTCTGCTTCATCTATAATTATAACCTTATGCTTAGACGATGAGGTTAAAGATACAGTTGATGCAAACTGTTTAGCATTATTACGTACAGTGTCTAGAAAACGACCCTCATCTGATCCATTGATCACATAAGAATCAACTCCTAATTCTTTACACAATGCTTTTGCTACTGTGGTCTTACCGATACCAGCACTACCACATAAAAGTAGGTTAGGAACCTCGCCCTTCTTAACAAAAGATTGGAATGTATCCTTCAGTTCATCTGTAAGAATACAATGCTCAATGTTTTGTGGACGATACTTCTCTACCCATAAAAAATCATCCTTCATACTTGCTATCAGGTTCTAGGGCGATGAGATACTCAAGATCTCTATTTGCGTCTCTGAATAGAGATGCATTTTGCTTACTAATAGTAACCTCATAATCGCCAGGTAGCAACTTAAGGTTCTCAACTTTAAAGTTGAAACAGAATTCCTTATCAGTTACACCTACCTTAACAGCATAACTGTTAGATGTATCATTCTTCTTGTCACGAACGACAAGTTTAACAGTTTGACCATCGCCAACAACTGCTAGATCTTCAATCTGATAGATTGATGCTGCCTTAATGATGTTGGAGATGTCACTCCATGCAACTGTAAAGCATACATCCTTACTAGGAAGTTCCACCTTATTTTCTGGTGGTTGTACAATAGTAGAAGGATCAGCAAAGAAATATCTAGATTGACATTTACTATCTTTGATCACAACATAGTTGTCATTCTCAAAATAGAAATCTGGATTGTCAAATAGTGAAAGACCAGATAGAAATTCACTTAGATCATAAATTGCAAACGTTCTTGGGAATGTTTCCTCTACATTAGCACGAGACAATATGTTCTTTTGAATGGATAGAGTTGATAACTCAGTTCCTTGCTTGAAACAAATTGATTGGTTGATGTTTGAGAAGTTCTTGAGAATATCAAGAGTACTTTTTGAAAGTTTCATTTAGAACTAAAATAATGTAATAGTACACAATAGTGCACCGCCTTTAGAATGTCATCCTGTGGACGACCTTTTTTATCATAGCGACTAAGATACTTAATCGCATTGGATCTGCAGAATGCTTCTGCGTCTCCGATTGATTCGATGAGATCAAGGGTCTGGAAGTTGCCATTAGCATAATGCTGTGAGTAAGTACCTTCAATGTACTTCTTCGCTAGATCCAGTGTTTGATCCTCATCATACTTGCACTTCGACATAATGGGATAATCTTCATCAAGGGTTCCGTCCATGACAGAACCCGCTAAACTCCATGCATTAATCATATCAAACTTCTTTGTCAAAGTCAACATCTGCATCCACCTTGTCATATAACTCTTGGAATGCTTGCTTAGTTTCCTCATCGAAACGAGAGATACAAGTAGTAATTGCCTTAGCACGATTACCAAAGATTTGGTATGCTCTGACGATGTGTACAAGTCTACGTGTACTGATGACCTCATCAATACCACCATCGTAGAATGTCTTACGGATGATGTCTGCCCAGTCAACTAACTTCTTATTGAAGTCATCGTTAGGGTTAAGAAGTTCAAGGATCTTCTGCTCTGAGACAGGAGATGGATACTGCTGCTCGAAAGTAACAGGGAACCTCTCTAGGAATGCTTCGTTCAATACGTTAGTACCTACGAACCTACCATCGTCAGAACCTTTACCCTTAGTGTTAGCAGTTGCAACAACTGTGAACCCTTGAGCAGGTTGTACGAACTTACCTATCTTCTTAAGGAAGACACCCTTACCTTCTAGGATAGATTGTAAGCATAGGATTTTGTTAGATGCTAGGTCAATCTCATCAAGTAATAGAACTGCACCTCTTTCGAGTGCTTCTACCACAGGACCGTTATGCCATACTGTGTTGCCATCAACTAATCTGAAACCACCGATGAGATCATCCTCATCTGTTTCGATAGAGATGTTAACTCTGATGAGTTCTCTGTTTGCTTTAGCACATGCCTGTTCCACAGAGAATGTCTTACCGTTGCCAGATAAACCTGTGATGAACATTGGGTAGAATAACTTAGAAGTGATAACCTTTTTAACATCAGCAAAATTACCAAATGGAACGAAGGTAGTATCTGTAGCAGGTACTAAGTTACGCTCTGCTGAGGGCAATACAGGGGGTGCTGATAATGCTTTTTCAAGGATCTCTCTTCCTTCAGTTACAGTTAGGTTCCATGAACCCTTCTTAACTTTGAATGCATTTAACTTACGTGCAACTGTTGCGTATGCACAATCATTTGCTCTTGCAAACTTCTTCACATGAGATGCATCTATCTCACTACCGAATTCGTTGCGGAGTTCATCAATGAAGTTGACGGATAGTTTTCTCTCGAATGCCATAATAAAAAATTGAAAATTGTTGTGTATGTATTAATAATACCAAATAAAAGACCCCTGTGTAGGGGTCGTGTGCCACTTTGTCAAGTGGTTTTATGCGATACGCTCAATGAAGGAAGATAGGATCTTCTTATTCATTTTTTTATTCTTAAGAGACTTAGTGAATGCTCTCTTGATGTCTGCCTTGGTAGGATCTTCTTTCTCAATAGTGAACTCATCATCTGTATTGAGTGCAGATATTGCTAGAGCATACTGTACAGTGTATGCAGAAGATAAGCATATGAAAGATCTAGTCTTCTTCCACTCTCTGTCTGCATCTGCCCATGCAGTGTTATCGTTAAGGTTACCATCGAACTCATAACCTAAGCATGATCTCTTAAATCTGTACCAGTCATTACCTGTAATAAGTCTGATGTTCATGAACTCACACTCAGGAAATCTGTCACGTAGTTGATAGATGAATGTATCTGTCTGATCATATCTGTCAGGATTGAATTTGTATTGCTTACCAGTTTGACGATCACGTAAGATAGTTTGTGTATTGCAGTGTCTAGAGATAACACTAACTTCACCATCGTATTGAGAAACAACCTTCTTACCATATCTTATTGAGTAACCTTCGCCATCAGTTAGATTGATAACGTGTACTTTCTGAGCACCAGTTCTTTTCTTGAATGATGGGATAATGTGGTTTAGAGAAATAGTTGCTTCATTTAATGGAGTACCACCTAGGTTCATCTTGTTAGGAACTCCACAACTGTAGTACCCTCTGAAACTACTTGCAAGACGGAATAAGTTGTGTGCCTGTTTGTCATGAGATCTATTGTTACTAGCACTTGATAGAACGTTGAGCATACGGAAGTCACGTAGGATAACCTTACCCTCAGTGCTTGGATCTTCATGATACTTATGCTCATCCTTCTCAAAGTTATCGGAGAAGAGGTATACATCATAACCAATACCAACCTTACGACAGAATGATACTAGTGTAAGTACTTGCTTGATTGTATCAAGGATGCAGTTGGACATAGAACCAGACCAATCAACATTGAAAACTAATCCGTGGTTCTTACCCTCAGGTATAGTAGTTACTTTTCTGAAGATGTCATCGTTGTACTTATATGTGTGTAACTTAGCAGTATCAAGAACACCAGTTCTAGATGTGGTAGCACGAGCATAACTGTCTGCTGCCTTCTTCATCTCAAACTCTTTAACAAGATAGTTAACTTCTTTGTTCTGTGAGATCTTGAACTTTCTGTACTCAGCATCAGTGTTATCAATGTTCTTAGTGTACTCTCTTGTCATGTGTAACTCATACTCATCAGAGAAATCTTTTTGATGTCTAAGGTTCTCTTTCTGTGTGTAGAACTCATTCATTAGGTCACTAACTTCTTTGTTAGATACGAAGAACTTACTAGAGATAGTCTTAGGTAACTCAATGTAATCATACTCTTGACCCTCAGCATTAGCAAGACTTTTTAATCCATCATTAAGAGCATCTAATGTTTCCACAGTTGGTACGAACTCTTGAGGTTCCTCTGTGTTTCTACCAACTTCCTTACCATGTGCTGCCTTTGGTTGTGGTGTCTCACCTTCTTTTTTGTCATCTTCTTTACCTTCAGATGGTTGAGGTGTGCGACCTTCAGATAAATCTTCTAACTCATTATCACCATCAGTAATATCATTGTCTGCCTGTGCTGAAGGAAGTTCAATCTCTTCTTCTTTCTCTTCTTGTGCCTTCTCCCACTGCTCTTTCATGAATGCACAGATCTCTTTAGAAAGTTCAATTACATCCTCGAATGTTTCTAGTGCATCACACTTAGCAAGGAATGGTTTCTCTTCGTCACTGAAGTCAACATCAACAAAGTTACCGATCTTGTACTGTAAATTTATTCTGTCAATAAAACCTAGTGTATCAATATCTTTATCTTGGATTTGGAAGAAGTCTTGATCAGCAAGAATTTTATAACCTCTGTAAAATGTTTTAGGGATACCTTCATATCTTCTCTTCATTAACTTCTCGATACGAACGTCCTCTATGCAATTAACAAACTGCATTGGAACCTCTGCAAGAAAGTCCCACTCATTAGGAGTGTATAGTGCATGACCTACCTCATGTGCAATCAGACTATCAATAACTTCTGCCTGATCATGCTCCCAGATAGGTAGAGTTAGAACTCTAGTCTCAACATTAAACTGTGCAGTTTCTACTGGTCTGTTTTCTACTATTAGATCCTCTTGAGCAAGGAGTTTAGCAAGTGATTCTTTAACGAGGTTCATTTCGGTTTTGTTTTGTATATACCTATGATACCAAAAAACCGCCCCTTGGGACGGTTGAGTAGACACTTTGTCAACTGGTTGCGTCGCTTCCTTGCTTGACGCAGTGCCTGAGGTTTGAGGTGGCGTTTCTGTTCCTTCTTGGAATGATGCTGCCAGTTTGGTACGTTCATAGGATCAATCCAAATACTATAGAGTATCTATATAGGTACTCTTTTGTGGGTCCTAATCCTCTATGGGGATAGTGTGATGGAAAGACTATGATCCTACCAGGTTCATACTCATACTCCTCTAGCATTTCTGATTTGTCCTCAGAAAAGATTTGGAATTTACCACCCCACTCTTTTTCCCATGTCGGGTTAGGCATTACCATTATAGTATGCTGAGAGCGATCTGTGGGACCATTGCTGTCAATATGTAACGTTCCGTCACATCCGCTATGCTGAAGGTTCACATCTATCCTGTTGAGATAGACACGTGTGCTGTCTAGGTCAAGCAGTCTGCATAGATGCTCAAACATTTTAAAGAAGGTAGGAGCATTCTCGTTATCCAGATATGCTATTATATTAGGATGGTTCCTCATAAAGATAGAAGAACCAAATAACCTGTGACTACCTTCCTGATGGTATGGCCACGTAAAAGAATTTGCAACGTTACAAGCTCTATAACTTAACTTACCTTGAAGGATAGTAAAGATATCATGGAGATATTTTATGTCAAACTTATTATCGTATACTCTAGCAAGCACTATCTTTTCTAAATGTAATCTGCGTGTCACCACCTAGGTTAGCAGTCCATGTTGTATTAGCATGGAAGTGTTCTAGGATGTGATCTAACTTATGGTTAAGTGCATCCATCTTAGCAAGCATGTCAAGTCTATCCTGTCTTGACCAGTCATGTTCAACATAACTGTCTGGATGTAGTCCACCATTTAAGGATGTCTTACCACCTGCTGTACCATAATTCATCTGAGGTTTAGATGGATTTTCTCCTAGACCTGATTCAAATAAATGCTGTTGATCTTCTGGTACATCTGTGCCTGTTGTCTTTGCTGTTTCAGATTCAGATGTGATCTCTTTACCAGGTACTGCACCTGATGATGTCATTACGTGTTTCCCACTATGAGGAACGTCGTTATAAATTGTCATGTTACTCTTCCTTTGAAATTACTGAGAAGTTTTGTTTCTTTTCGACCTGTAAGGTAGAAGCGAACTTGTCTTGTAATGATTCTGTTTTATGAGAGATCACAAAGACATTAGTGTTATCGGATACTGTATGTAGTATCTTGAGGAAATCATCAGTACCTTGTCCATCCAATGAACTGTCAAAGATTTCATCTAAGATTAATAGATTAGTGTTAGCACTGTTCTTCATCTTAGCAATAGTTCTCCAAGTGAATAGTAGAGCAAGGTCAATCCTCATCTTCTCTCCTTCAGAGAAAGAAGAATAAGTAAACTCATCTCTGAACCTAGACTTAATAGTTTCCTCAAAGTTTTCATTAAGATCGAATGACACATAGAAGTCTAGTTCCTTAAGGTATCTGTTTACCAACTGGTTCATAACTGGAAGATACTTCTTAATGATAACTGATTTGATACCAGTATCCCTGAGCATATTAGAAACGACATCGTAGTCGTCCCTTGTCTTTCTACTGTCAAGTAGGGATTCCTCTACCTTCATTCCATCTTTGGCAATCCCTTTTAATTTTTCTTTCTCTTTCTTTAGAGAGACAACCGTACCTGTATTAATTTTCTCTTCTATATCTTGTATCTGTTTCTTCTTCCATTGTATTTCTTTATTGTAAGAACTGATCCTGTCATTAATGTCTTTGACTTCATTGTTTATAATCTGTCTCTCACCAATTTTCTCTAGTAGGATCTCAAGTTTCTGTTGCAATGCTACTGATGCATCATCTAATTCTTTCAATGAGACATTTATAACTTTCTTCTTATCGTTCTTTAATTCTTCTGTGATTGCTTGATGGCATGTGGGACAGTTATCATTCTTATCAAAGAACTTATATTCTTTATCAAAAGATTTTTTCTTAGAAAAAATCTAAAGATACTGGTCATAATCACACCGGTGAAAATGAAATTTGTGTT